ACTGCGCGCTTGATTCCTAAGATGCTCATGTAATGCATCACCTGCGCTTTGTAGGCTGGTGGGACTTCGCTCCAATAGTTGCGTGAAGTCTTAGCCTCAACTATCACCCACTCACCGTCAATCTTTGCCAGCCCATCAGGGTTTGCGTGAAGGTAAGGAATCGTTGGGTGCTGATACGTGCCAGTCGTAAAGACTTCCCAATCGGGATGCTGGTGCTTGAGTAGCGGCCCCAGGATAAAAGGCTCAAGGTTAGTCCCTAGCCAGGCTGGGAATGAGTCAATTACTTTCGGCGGTAGCTTGTCGGTCTTGCTGGCCCAAAGGTAATAAGGCGACTCCCAGGGATTTAGTCCTAGTATCGTGCCGACCTCTGACCCACCTATGCCGTCCTTACGGGCTTCGTGCCAGTCTGTAGTCCCTGATTCAAAGACCCCAAGCAACTTTGCCCCATTTAGATTAGCTGGTGCGTAACGCTCCATTATGCCCCTTTCTTAGTTAGCCTTACACTATGGCAACGGACAGACATTTTAGGTGACAACATACGGTCACCTTGGATCGCAGTACATGAAACTGCTCAAGGTGATAAATGAAATTGGCGGCGTGCCTTGCGACAAGATACCTCATGCCTTTTACCCCGAGGACATTTCAGATCCTGAGCTGCGAGCGGTTGCGACTAAAGCGGCTAAAGCTACATGCCGGACATGCCCGATTTTAGATGAGTGTTTTACATACGCAATAGAGACATCTCAGCGTCATGGTATCTGGGGAGGCACTAGCCCTGATGAAAGATGAAACCCCCTAGAGAGTTGGTTTCTCTAGAGGGTTGTTAGCCTGTATGCAATTCATCTAACTTCGCCTAGGCGACCGTCTTTCACTTTGCAGCGGTGCGACCTAAATACGATATAACTATTTTTTGCTAATCAGGAACGGCAATCGCTGCGACTATTATGCCTTACCTCGAGAAGCGGTGTTATCGCAACAGAATTATCATAGCCCTTATTTTAGATAATTTGCAGTTTCTTTTAGCGTTCGCTAACATCCACTTATGAAAACCTACATCGCCCTAGCGCGTGCAATCGAGCGCGCTGAAACTATCCCACCATGCCAGACCACAGACTTTGAGTTATGGTTTGCCGAGACCTCGGGAGTCGGTGGTTCAAGGGCAGCTAAGAAGTTATGCCGGCAATGCCCTGTCCAGGTTGAGTGCTTGACCTATGCGCTAGATGCGCAAGAGGCTCATGGCATCTGGGGAGGAACTACTGTCAAGGATCGCTTAGGTATCCGGCGTGGATCTGTCGGGAATCGAACCCGAGTCCCTAGCCCTGCACTTCGGCTTTGAGCTAGGTCGAAACCATTGCAGACCCTAGACCTTGGTCTAAGTTAGTTCTGACTAAAGCAGTTTGGTGAAGCTTACTAAGTCTAAGCGCTTAGACCTTTTGGCTGACTTTGAGAATGGTGTTCGCAAGTCACTAACCACCGTAACCGAGCTAGGACTTGAACCTAGACTTTTCACCTTTTTCGGGTTGCCTCTACCAGTTGGGCTACTCGGTTTGTTGACTACTAATGTAGACAATAGTCCACAAATGTAAACAATTGGCTACTAATGTAACCGAAGAACTACATTATTAAATGTCACGTTTCGGCTACGCTTTGGATTTGGCAACGATAGAAGTCAGCACCGAAAGCAAAGCTGCCCCACCTGCCACGCTAAATAGCGCTGCATAGTCAAGGCTCAAGAGTCCAACGCTTCCAGCACCTAGTGAGGCGATAGCGGTTTGTGCGAATGTCTTGATAGATCTCTCTCCGGCATAGGTCCAGAATTCAACTGTGAGAATTTTCAATAGTCTTCCTTACTGTTTCGTTTAACATCTTCGATTGTGGCAATTGCAGTATAGGCGGTTGCAATAATGCTCAGCAGTGCCACCCCGCCGATTACCAGTTGATTGCTCACGCCAGTATCGAAGAAGAAGGTGATCGCGCCAAAGACAATCATGGCCACCGCTATCCGATACGAGCCGTAGATTAGCCGCCGTCTGAACTTCCAGTTATCAGGCTCTGAGCTAGGTGCAGCCCCGAGAAAAAACATGCCGTCTAGGACTGAGAGACACGCTTTTTTTACAGTGGCCTTTTGCAACACTTGCATACCTCTGGCTCAGCGCCTTTGATGTTAGCCAGAATCAGCTTGTAGACATCCACCTTGTCGGCGGTCACACCGAACACGCCCCTAAGAGTTTTAGACGCTGTGACGTGGACATGAGGGCCCGAGCTTTGGCCACTGTTGCCTAAGAGTCCTATGGTCTGGCTCTTGGTAACCTTCTGGCCCACCGAATAGCCTGGCTTGGCATCCATGTGGCAATAACCCAGATACCAAATCACGCCGTCTTTATCCATAGCGGTTTGAACCACCACCCAACCCAAGACTTTTGAGAACTCGATTAGGCGGATAGTTCCTTTGGCAATAGCGGGGATGCGAGTGCCTAGAGGTCTGGCCCAGTCTGTACCCGAATGCGGTTGCATGTTGTTTGCTTTGCGGAATGCTGACATCTCGCCATAGTGTGCAGTGATGTACTTCTCATCGTAGACGAGCCGCCAGTCTGCGGTTCTCATAACAACCTGATTAGTGCGGCGGTTACCCCTGTCAGCACTGCGGCGAATACAGCGTAGGACATTCCGGCGATTACCTTGAGTCTGGCTAACTCACGCTCGATTGCAGACACCTTTTCAGGGATTGCTTTCATGTTGCGAAGATCAACCAGCATCTCAATCTGAACGCTGTTCAGCTCCATGAGCTTTTCATAAACCTGTAGGTTGGTGATTCGAACTGATGAGTTTGTTTCGTCTGCCATAGGTCTAGTTTACCTAGTAAAGGTCTTGTCGGACTGCGCCGATGCGACCATCTTCAAGAAGGTAAGCAGTTGCGTCAATTGCCAGCGCAAAAGCCAAAGCCTCTTCCTCGGTGACTTCTGCAAATTCCCATGGCGCTAAATCCGGTGCATCGCCTGTAAAGTAACCCAAGACCGCTCCGCCGTCTGTGATGTCTCCATCTACCCAAGCGCCTTCGGCAGTCCCACCATTGGCTACTATCTCAGGCTCTGGGCCTGTGCCGTATTTGGGGTTTATAAAGTTTAGTTTCCAGGTTGCGTATCTCATAGACCTAGCTCTTTCTTTGATTGTGATACTTCCTCAATAAAGTTACCCAAAACCCCAGCTTGTTCCATTGCTTCAATGTGTGCCGCGTTGACGCTGGTGCCACCCATCAGCATTGCCTTAGCGTTAGCAGTTAGTCGAGCCTGCCAATAGTTAGGCTGAGCTGTTTCTATTTCAGCTCTGGTAAACTTATGCTCGAAGCTTTCCCAGATTTGAACTAATTGCGCCAGCTCTCTCTCAGCTCCCAGCATTGCGATCCGAGTCTGCTCTAGTCCCAGTTCACGCTCCTGAGCCTTAAGTTCATCTAGGTCATCGCCAGTAAAGCGAAGCTTTGAGATTTTCAGCTCTGCTTTTTGCACACTTATTTTTGCCAGTTTGTATTTATAAATCATGTCTTGAAGCTCAATGCAAGTTTGGTAATATTGCATCTCAGGGGTCGCATGTTGCCCCATGACAAAGCGTTCTAATTGGAATCGTGATCTTGGTTGCTGCACCTCTGAGATTGCCTTTTGTATTTCCTCGAACATTATCCCTCGTTTGACATTCCAGCAGTGCCATTTCTTGCGCTCGACAGGCCTGTGCCTAATGTTGTTCTTGTGTCAGAAGGAAAAGCAAATTTATCAACAGTAGAAACATTTGCAGAGGCATTAAAACCACCGCCAAAGTAACCAGCAACCCCCGAGTTTGCATTTGCTGAAAAATAGCGTCTTACTCCAGACAGTCCTGTCCCTAATGTTGTTCTTGAATCGCTAGGAAAAGCAAATTTATCAACGCTATCTGTTACTGGACTTTCTCCACCGCCAAAGTAACCAGCAACTCCTGAGTTTGCCATTGCTCCAGGGGCAATTCGGTTAGCTGATAATCCTGTTCCTAATGTTGTTCTTGAATCTGAGGGGAAGGCAAATTTATTGACTGTCGTGTTGCCACCTGTTCCCAAACTAAAATACCCAGCAACAGCAGGGTTTGCCATTCCACTTACCCAAAAGCCTGCGCTTGATAATCCTGTTCCTAATGTTGTTTTGGAATCTGAGGGGAAGGCAAATTTATCAACAGTGGCAGTTGGCAGGTAACCGCCAGCAAAGTAACCAGCAACCCCTGAGTTTGCCATTGCTCCTAATGCAGACTTACCAGCACTAATGCCTGTGCCTAATGTTGTTCTGGAATCGCTAGGAAAAGCAAATTTATCAACTGTAGATGCACCACCACCTCCGCCAAAGTAACCGGCAACCCGAGAATTAGCCATCCCTGCGGGTTGCTCTCTTGAGCTCGACAAGCCTGTCCCTAATGTTGTTCTCGAATCGCTAGGAAAAGCAAATTTATCAACAGTAGCAACTTGACTTCCACTATTACCACCACCGAAATAACCAGCAACTCCAAGCGCCGCCGGTGCAAAGCCAGCCGCCGCAAGTATTCCTAATGGGATTGGCATTATGGGATTACCTTTCCAATAACTCGGTAAGTGTTAGCCGCTACTTTGTAAACGGTTGCGCCGTTGTGCTGCTGATCCATTTTGAAAGTTACCGCTGTTCCTGCTGTCCCTGCACCCGCCCACGATGTCACGCCTGTCCCTGCGGCGATAGTCACAGTCCCCGCGCCGTCTCGGATAATGTCGATGCGGTCACCGATTGCGATGAGGTCTGGAATGGTTAGGGTAACTGCGGTTGAGTTTGTGAAATAAAGAAGGTCATTAGCGTCACCTGCTACTGCGGTATAAGCGGCTGTCTTTGTAAAGACCGGCTGAGTAAAGGGTTGCTTGCCGTTTAGCTGAGTCTGGATTGCTGAGGTCACGCCATCAGTAAAGTTCAATTCGGCAGCCGTAGCCGTTACACCGTCAAGGATGTTTAGCTCTGCGGCTGTAGATGTCAAGTCGCTTATCTGAGCAGTAGGTATTGTGACCGCCGCTAGGTTGACGTTGAGAGTAACCGCACCGCTAGTGCCACCGCCCGTGAGTGCAGTACCTGCGGTTACCTCTGTGATGTCCCCAGGGTTGCTGACGCTTACCCAAGCTGTACCGTTGTAATACTCCGTGGAGCTAGTTTCTAGCAAGTGTGCAAACATTCCAGCGGTAACTGCTGTGCCTAGTGCTGAACCTCTAGCGGTTGAGTTTGCGTAAACCTGAATGACCTGATCCTGAATCAGATTTTGGAATTCGTCAAACTTGACTTCCTCGGCGATTGCCCATTGTTTCCAAGACACTAGACGGCCCTCACGTTTCCGATAACTCGATAGCTGTTTGAGCTAACGCAATAAATAGAAGCGGCTTCATAAAGCGCTAGCGTGTAGGCAGTGCCGGCTGTCCCTGCACCAAAGATTGAAACCCCAGTCCCTGCCGATAGCGTGACAGTCCCTGCGCCGTCTTGCAAGATTTCCACGCGCTCACCTGGACTAGCTATCCCTGTGCCGAGAGTGACGTTGACTGCGCTGCCTGAAGTAAACCTAACTAGCCTGCTAATGTC